GAAACCATCTCGGGACCGAACCCGATACGTGACCACGCCACGCCCAACCATGACCCCGCCGCAACCGTGGCGCTAGCCAGGGATGCGGGAACGAGTAGGCGCACGTTCACCCCGTGCCTGTAGTGGGACAACGCCGCAGAATCGGTCGCCGTTTCCAGCTCGCACTGATACCACGACCCGCCTAGTTTCACGAATGATTTCATCTCAGCTCCTCTTGTGGGTTCAGAACGATACGGGCCGTGCCGCGGCCGATGATGTGCAGGGAAGCCAGGGAATCTTCGGCCGCTTTCCCCACGTTGTAGTAGTCAGACCATGAGCCAACGTGCACATGGAACGAATCCATCAGGTCAGACCAGGCCTCGGCCAGAGCGTCAGTGTCGGTCGTTTCGATGATTTCGGTCGTGCGACCATCCCATCGGTAACCATCCTGCGACAGTTGCGGGGTCCAGGTCAGACGGTAGGTGTGTGTCATGCCCTCATCATGCGCCAGACGTTCGGCATTGTCAAGAGGGTACCCTGAACTTTCTTCGGTAGTCATGACACGTACACCTTTCCATCGTCGCCCACATACAGGTCAGACGACCCGTACACGTGAGCGGCAGCCGTCAACCTGTCACCAAGCTCGCCTAGACCGCGGTCCCAAAAACCAGCACCATGACGGTTACGGGTCAACCAGAAATCATGACCGACCTGTTGGGCGTCGAGCTTGCGCACGTCATCCCATTCGGCGTCAACAAACGCTGTCACGTCCTCGCGCATAGCCTCGTAGGCCTCGCTAGCGATGTCGTGCGAATCGTACAGGTCATCCATAGAAACCGTCGAGCCAGTAGCAGGGTCGTCCTCAACGGTGGACGACCATAGGGCGCATTCCAGGTAACCGTAGAACGCCTCACGAATGAAACTGTCCTGCTCATGTGTGCTCATGTCAGCTCTCCTCATCGGTAGCGTCAGGGTCGCCATAGGCGGACGGGATGCTCTTGTAGCAATGGGCGCACTGGTCGTCAGGACCCTCATAGAAGACGTCGTAGCCTTCAACGCGCCACCCATCGGCGTCACCGTCGAAATGGATCGGCTCTTGAGTGTTCACACACTCTGCGCACAGCGTCTCGCCATCATCCGCCAGGTAGACCAGCGGATAACCGCCAGGCCAAGCGTAGGCGGGAAGGTTGCCAGCCTCATCGGCAATCTCTGCGGCCCACTTGGGAAGGTTGCGGTCGGTAGTCATGTGTCAGCTCTCCTCGTCGGTCGTAGGCGGGATACACACAATCGCGGCCGACGGATCAGCAGCGATCTTGCGTGCCACATAGGCACGCAACACCTGTAGGGGAAGGGGAACGGGACGGGGAAGCGTGTAAAGCGTGCCAGCAATCGTCGTAGGCACATGGTCCGCCGAAGCGTCGGCGTAGCGTTGCCAGTCAAGGTTGGTCATGTCAGCCTTCCTCATCGTCGTCATCGGCCAACCATGCGCTGAACTGGTCATCCATGCTGTCGAAATCGGCTGTCGCCTCGACAACGCTGGCGAAGCGCCATCCGCTCACGAATCCGTAGCTGTCGGCCATGACAACCCAACGGCCAGCCTGAGCGAACCAACCCTGAGGCGACTCGACGTCGCCAGAGTCGCGGTCAAATAGATCGTTGTCGTAGATGAACCGCACCATTGGGTGCTGACCTTCAAACTTGCCAGGGCCGCTCGTGTCGTACTTGGCGCTGAGGCCGTCGGTGTGATCGCTTGTCATGCCATCACAATGCGCCCAGACGTCTGACATGTCAAGAGGGTAGGGTGAACATTCTCGGGAAATCTGGAACGGCCCAGGTCAGACAGGTCAGCGGACGACAGTCAGCGCACACACAAGAGCAGACAGAGAGGAGGACAGAGAGGAGGACTTGTATCGTACTTGTCTGGTTGCGGATCAGAGGCGGAAAGGTCTAGTCCTGTACCATTCCCGTACCGATTCTCCCACACTCGGAGCTGTGCTCGGCCGCATCTGCGCAGTACGTGCGAGTTAACAGTCATTATGTCGCAGTTGAGTGACGTGTTGTGTTGTTTCCATACAGTCTGTGTCGAGCAGTCGGAGCAGTCGGTCAGAGCGGATCGTCGCAGGTAGGGGGGGGGTGGGGGGGGTGGGGTATGTATATATATATGATTCCCCTTCCCTTTGGTACCTACGCAGATTCGTGTTCTGGTTTCGGTGAAGGGCCTGTTGTGACTCTGGTGCCCTTTCAGATCATGGTCTAGCGACTGCCCGTGTATTGGTGCGCACAGTTTGCGGGACGCAGAGAGGCCCGCCCCTGGGCAGGGCGGGCCTCTGGTCTTGGGGGGTGTTCAGTTGTGGTGGGCGGGTTTGTTGCTGGACCCCAGTCCAGGCGGCTCGGCGGTGTGACGGGCGTGTGGTGGGGTCCAGCGGTGTGGACGTTAACAGGGTTTCGGCTGGTTGTGAACCCTACCGTCGTGGACGGTTTGTGGACGCTAACTGGTGGCGTTGCGTGTGGAGGCGTGTGCCGCGGTATGGCACGCCTGCTCGGGTGACGCGCCAGCAGGCTTCACCTGCTTTCGCTCCGCATCTAGGACAGGCGGTCTTACGGGCGTTCTCGCGGGTCACTTCGTTCCCTTCCTTATTGCTGTCTCTGTTCGAGCTTCCCAGACCTTGGCAGGTCTGTGTTCGCTCTCCAGAGACAGCGGCCGACAGGCAAGCTGTCGGAGGGCAGTGGCTCCTTAGGGATGGTTCACGAGGTTTCACTCCTTCCCAGCAATCGTTCCTGGTCAGAGGGGGCGCTGACCTGGGCCTTTAGCGGCCACAAGGGGCGCAGCGATGCTGGACGTTCTGTAACTTTCTTGTAACTCTTTCGTTTGGGCTGGTCAGAGCCTATGGGTACTTGCACTGTGCAAGTAGTTTCCTGGGTGGGGAACGTGCGCTGGTGAGTGGTGGAGGTACAACCACATGGACACCACCTGCGGTAAGTGCAAGACGGTCATCGACTACACGGCAGAGCAGCTAGCGCTTCTCTCGCCGAACACGTTCGTCCTATCGACGTGCTGCGAGGCCCCGCTCTACAACCTGAACCGTGGCTAGACGGCCACTGACGCCGCCGCCCACCGCCGAAGTGGACGTGGTGCTTACCGCCCAGCAGCAGACGTATCTGGATTGGCTGGTGGACCCGCAGCGCGTCGGCACGAAGCAGGACAGGGCCGACGAGTACGGCGTCAACCGTTCCACGATCACCCGCTGGGAGAACGCCGCGAGTTTCCGTAAGGCGTGGGCTGACAGGGTGCAGGAGCTGGGTGGGTCCCCCGACCGTCTCCAGAAGGCGTATGACGCCATGTACCTGAAGGGTCTGGCTGGCGATGTCAACGCCATGAAGCTGTGGCTTCAGGCGACTGGGAATCTGCGCACGGAGACTGAGGCCCCACGGGCGAAGTCGGTGCGTGACCTGTCGGACGAGGAGTTGCGGGTCTTGCTTAAGTCGCGTCTGGAGACCGAGCAGGCTGTGCGAGCCCTTCGCGTGGTCGGCGCTGACGCGTGAGTGATCTTCGGGAGATAGTCGAGGAGGCGGACTGGCGGGCGATGCGCCGTCGCCGTGACGCCTCCATTGAGGAGAACCTGGCTGCGTTCGAGCGGTTCGCCGCGCAGACGAAGATCCGTGTCCCAGGTGAGGGACGTGTCCCGTTCCTGTTGCGTCCAGAGCAGCGTGAGGCTGCCCGACAGTGGCTGGAGCACCGTTACGCCCTGGATCTGAAAGCCCGCCAGGTGGGGTGGACGACGTTGGTGTCTGTCTTCGTCCTGTGGTCCGCGATGTCGTTGGACGACTGGTTCTGCGCCCTTCTGTCCCGCGGTGAGCGTGAAGCGAAGAAGCTGCTCGCGAAGTCCAAGCTGGCGCACAAGTCCCTGCCCTCATGGGTGAAGGATCGGGCGTCGGCTCTGGTCGACAACAACGTGGAGAAGATGACGTTCGCCAACGGGTCGGAGATCGAATCTCTGCCCGCTGGCAACGAGCCTGGCCGTGGTGACTCCCTGGACCTGATGGTGTTGGACGAGTGGGCCTTCCTTCCTGACCCTGACTCCGCCTGGGCAGCCACGGAACCCGTCACGGACATCGGTGGTTCGGTGATCGCCATTTCGACGGCGAACGGTTCAGGCAACCTGTTCCACAAGACCTGGCTTGCCAGCCAGGTCAACATGAGCGACTTCCACGGTTTGTTCTTCCCGTGGTGGGTGGTCCCTCACCGCGACCAGGCTTGGTATGAGCGGAAGCGGGGGAACGCCGAAGAGGTCGGTCTTCTCCACAAGTTCTACCAGGAGTACCCGAGTAGCCCTGACGAAGCGTTCCTGAAGTCAGGCGCCAACGTCTTCGACGTTGACCGCCTGATGGCGATGACTGTCTCCGAGCCCCTGGCCCGCTACTCGCATGACGGGAAGGCGTTCATCCCTGACCCGCACGGCGAGCTGCGAGTGTGGGAACACGCCCAGTACGACGTGAAGGGTCGCGACATGGCGTACGTCATGGGCGCCGACGTGGCCCGTGGCCTTGGGCACGGTGACGCTTCGGTGGCGTGGGTTCTGCGAGCGGACACACAGGAAGCGGTAGCGGTGTGGCACGGGCGGGTGGACGTCGACCTGTTCGGTGAGAAGATCCTGCGGTCGTTGGGCCGCATGTTCCACAACGCCCTGATCGCTCCCGAGAACAACGGTCCTGGTTTGGCGACGATCAAAGCGTTGCAGCGCACGGGGTACCAGCGGATCTACCGCTCCCGTTCCATCAAGCACCGCTCGGAGCAGAAAGTGGAGACGCTGGGCTACTCCACTTCGGCCACGTCGAAGCCGCTCATCATCGCCGAGTTGAATGCCTGGCTGCGGGTCAACAACGTCCCCGACCGTTTCACGATCGAGGAGTTGAAGTCTTACGTGCGGAACGACGAGGGCCGCATGGAGGGTTCCCCCTTTGACGACAGGGTGATCGCCCTGGCGATCGCCGTGCAGATGTTGAAGTACGCGTACGCCCGCGAGTACGCCCCTGACGCCCCTGTGGTGGCGAACACGTTCGCCTGGTATTTGAACGAGACCAGGAAGGCCGACCGCACCACGAAGAAGCTGATGATCCTGGGTGGGCGCGTGTCCTGAGCGTTCCAGTTAACGCCCTGTTCCGATCCCAGCGGAACGCCTGCTGGGAAGTATTGGAATGACACGTACACATGGCGTTACCCATTTCGATCCTGACACCTGTTTCGGGTGCAAGGTCTCCACGATCGACTTCGGCTACCCGTACGGGCGGTCGTTCTTTCATGAGTCCTGCATCCCTGAGCGTGTGCGGCAGGAAGAGCGCGAATGCGCCGCTGCCGCCAAGGAGGGCAACTTCTTCGAGCCCAAGCCCGTCAGGGCTGTGCTTGTCTAGTGGCCTACGGACGTAAGCGTGGGTCCCAAGAGGATCAACTGAAGAGATGCCGCCAGCGGATCACTGGTGCGAAGAAGTTCCGCGAAGAGGAACAGTTCAGCGCTGACTGGCAGCGGTTCGTGGACCTGTACGGCGGTACGGGTGGCACGGACGGCGAGCCGAAGAAGAACATTGTGAACGTTGCTTTCTCAACGATCAACGTGATCTACCCGTCGGTGTCGGTCAACAACCCGCACATCGCTGTGAACGCCCGCAAGGAACAGGATGGCCCCAGGGCGATCATCACCGAAGCGGTCGTGAACTACGCGTGGCGCCACTGGAAGTACCAGACTGAGGTTCGCCGCGCCATCAAGGATTCGCTCATCGTCGGCCACGGTTGGGCGAAGGTTGGGCACAGGTTCAAGGAAGAAGAAGTAACCCTCACGGATGAGGAGACGGGCGAGGAGCTGGCGGCGAGGATCGCCGAAGCGGACGCCTACGCGGGGGATAACCCCGACTTTGCTGCTGATCTCCCCACGGACGGGGAGATCGAGCAGGCTTTGCCTGAGAAGAAGATGGTGGTCAAAGAGGACCGCCCCTTCGTTGAACGGGTGTCTTTCAAGGACATGTTCGTTGACCCCGACGCAACATGTCCTGAGGACATGACGTGGATCGCCCAACGCATGTGGCGCCCGTTGGAAGACGTCCAGTCCGACAAGGATTACGCGGCGGCGGTCCGCAAGGGCATCCAGGCGTCGAAGAAAGCGGACAACGAACCGCATCGGGCGAACGGCCAGGATGACGCCAAGATCGACAGCACCGTCGACTGGGTGTGCGTCTGGGAGTACTACAACCTGCTCACCGACGAGTGGTGTGTGTTCGCTGACTCGGGCGACGGGTTCCTGCGGAAGCCTGAGAAGATCCCGTTCAAGACGGGTCACCCGTTCGTGATGTTCCGCAACTACGAGATCCCCGACGAGTTCTACCCAATCGGCGAACTCGAAATGATCGAGATTCTGTCGGAGGAACTGAACGCCACCCGTGAGGATGCGTTCAGGGCACGCCGCAAGTATCGGGCCAAGTACCTGATCCGCCAGGATGCGTTCGGCTCGCAGGACGCGATGGACGCGTTGGCCTCCACCGAGGACAACGTGATGGTCCCCGTCACAGGCCAAGAACCGCTGTCTGATGTGTTGCAACCGTTGCCGCAGGTGTCGTTGGCACCAGAGTTCTTCAACACGTCAGAGATGATCGAGGGGGACATCGACCGCACGTCAGGGGTGTCCGAGTACGCCCGTGGGGGGATGCCTGAGATCAGGCGTACCGCCACCGAGGCCAGCATCTCCGCTGACGCATCGAACGCCCGCTCGGCTGACAAGCTGTCAATGGTTGAACTCACGATCGGTCAGATCGCCTCCAAGGTGATCGGCGTTCTTCAGCAGTACATGACGGGTGAGATGGCTGTCCGTGTGGTGGGCCAGGATGGCGCACCGCTCTGGTTCAACTTCGACAAGGATCACATCGCAGGCGAGTTCGACTTCGAGGTTGAGGCGGGGTCCACCCAGCCGAACAACGAGACGTTCCGCCGCCAGTCCGCCCAGCAGTTGGTGGAAGCGATGGCCCCGTTCGCGGCCGCTGGTGTCATCAACCACATGGAGTTGGCTCGCCTTGTGTTGGAACGTTTCGGGGAGAAGAACCCTGACCGTTTCCTGATGGCCCCGCCGCCCCCGATGTTGCCCCCGACGCCTGGGCAACCGCCTGCGGCACCTGGTGGGGAGGAAGCCCCGCCAGTGCCGCCAGGCCCACCGCCTGTCGCCCCGCAGATCCCACCCGAAATCTTGGCCCAGCTCGAAGGGCAAGTCGGTATGCCCACTCTGCCCACACTCGCCCCTAGCGCCGTCTGATGGCAGTCCTGAACGGGGCTGGCCCCCCGACGACACCTGACGGTTCCGACGGTGACATGTGGATTGATTCCACGAACGATGTCCTGTACGGACCGAAGGCCACCACGTGGCCTGTCCCTGGTATTGAGCTGACGGGTCGCGGCGATATCGGTCCCAGGGGTCTCACGGGTCCCACGGGTCCTCGTGGCCCTCGTGGCACCGATGGTGTGATCGGTGTCGATGGCGCCACTGGCGCGACGGGTCCCGCTGGCGCGACCGTCGAGAACGCCGATGAGGTCAATGTTGCTGACGTCGGCGCCTATTTCACTGGCACCGACGTTGAGGCGGTTCTACAGGAGATCGGTGCCGATCTTGCGGGCGGTGGCGGTGGCGGTTCAACTGATGCCGCTGACATCAATATCGTTGACAGCGGTGGGCTTTACACCGCGACACAGGTCGAGGCAGCTCTCGCTGAGGTAGCGACCGACGTTGACGCCCACATTGCGGACACGGTGGCGGCGCACGCTGCGACCGCTATCTCGTAT